CGCCCGTCGAGCCTGGAATCCCACTTCCTGCTGCTGCTGTCGTCATTGGTCTTTCCTTCCATAGAGCCCCCAGAGTTCTTCGCTGGTCAAATTCAGGTGGTGCGCTATTCTCAACCAGACTTCCCGCCGCCCGTCGAGCTGCGAGCGCACGTGCGGGTCGGGGTGGAACGTGCTGTCGTGAGCACGGCAGAACTTGGCAAGGTCTTTCAGGACGAGCTTGGCGTCCTGCGAGTCGCGGCTAAACAGATGCTTGTAGGCGAACTCGCGGCGGAATATGAACTGTCGCGCCCGCTCGACGAGCGCCTGGAACTGCTCGTTAGCCCGCAACCGCGGCCCCCTTCGGTAGCACGCCCTTCATCGCACCGGCCAGGGCAGGCGCCGCCTCCAGCATCTGCTGCTGCTGCGCTGACTGCGCCCGCTGCTCGCGGATGGCTTGAATCGCGTCCAGGCCGCGCATCCAGCGCGCCGGCACGCCTTGGATGTCAGCCAGCTCGGGCATGATGACATCCCAGTCGAAGTGGTCGAGCGGCGCCGGGTCTTGCGTGACCTGGCTCGCCTCAAGCGCCATCTGCACCGTGCGCATCAGGCCGGCGGCGTCCTCGGCACGCCGAGCCCGCGCCATCGGCGAATCGTACTCGATGCGGTACTCGCCGCGCGCCTCGATCAACGCCTGCGGCATCGGATCAATGAGGCCCTGCTGCATCAGCACGTCGATTTCGCGCTCGATCAACGGGCCGAGGTATTCGGATTCCTGGCGGCCGATCGTCGGCGCCAGCAAGATGCCTTTTTCCTTCACGCGCTCCAGCACCTCGGTCGCCGTCATCTCGGGCGAGTCGACGAGAATTTGGAACAGCGACACGAGGAAAGCGTCATTGATGACCTTGCGCTCGTCGTCCATCAGGTCTTTCCCGATGGCGATGTTGCCGACCGGCAAAGTGTGCACGAGCGGGCGCCCATCGGCGTTCACGCCGCCAGCGTTCAGCGCGCCGGGGCGCAGGCTGAACCCGTCCACGATGCCGTCATCGTGGGCGAGCAGCACCGGGTCTACCGTGCGGTGCCCTTGCTTGAGCACCGTCAGCTTCTCCTCGTTCAGCGTCTTGATGGCCGGCAACACGTCCATAGCCGGCGAACGACCGTAAATCTCGCCGGGCGCTGTCTTGTACCTGCTGATGGCGTAAGGGAAGATGTTGAACCCGCCTTCTTCGAGCAGCCCGCGACCCGTCTCGCTGATGTAGTACGACTCGAACGGCATGCCACGATAGTCGAGGCGGCCGGCGTCAATCGCCTCGTTCGGCTTGACGCAGTGGATGAAGTAGTAGTCCTGCTGCGAGTTTGCTGCCGCCGCTGTCGCGATCGACTCGGGGAGCTTACCGCCCCACTTCTGCACGGCCTGCCGCGCCTTCAGGGGGAAGCGCCGGATGGCTGTGTCGATGATCCCCTGGTGATTTTCGAGGAAGTAAATCTCCCCGAGGTGGATGGCGCGGTAGCGCAAGCCGGGCCGCCCCCGTAGCCGATCGGCGAAGATAGCGCCGGTGCCGAAGGCGCCGAGCGACTGGAAATTCTCGAAGTTGTTGCTCGCGAAGTTCGATTGCGGAGCGTAGCGGTATTTGAACAGCGCTTCGTTCAAGCTCTCGAACCACAGCGCCGTTTGCCGATCTTTCTGGAGCGCCCTCAAACTCGGTTTGAGCAGATGCCACGTCTTGTTCTGCGGCGTGAGCAGCGAGTCGACCACGGACGCGAAGCGGCCGAGCGCTACCGCACCTGTGCTGTCGAACATCAGCTCGGTCTTCTTCGCCCCCGGCGTGCTGTTGCCGCCCGGCCGAAATGTCTGCGAGTACGCGGGCAGGATGCGCTCGGCGATCTCCTGCCAGTGCGACTCCCACACGCCTCGGCTGGTGCTGACCTGCTGATAGAGGCGCAGCGCCTCGTCGGCCTTCGTCTCTGCCACGGGGCTTACCCTAGCAACGTGTTGGACGCTTGGAGCGTCGGGCGGTCCACGCCGAGCAGCGACGAGGCGGAGCGAGCTTTGCGCGCTTTGTACTCGTCATCGCTTTCGGCGAGCGGCAGGCCGGGAACGCTCTGCGGGCCGCCGGGCGCCGCGGACGCAGCAGCAGCCGGCGCTTGACCGCGCAGGGCGCCGAGTTTGTCCGAGATCGTCCTGCCCAGGGCATCCCGCGGCGCTTCTCTGCGGGGCGCGTCCTGGGGTGGCGCCTCTCCGGGTTTGAACGCGAGGCCTAGCTTTCGTGTCAGCGCAGTCTGAATCCCCACCGCTATTTCCCGAGTAGTGTGGTCGAGGCCGTCGTCGGGCTCAAACCCTCGCTGTACTTCCCGGCCAGGATGGTAGAGGCGCGGCCTCTGGCGCGGCGCTGTTCCTCGGCGTAGGCGTCCCGCTGCGCGGCCAGCGCGGCCGAGTTGTCCTGCGTCGGCGCAACCGGCACAGGTGCCGGTGCGGGCGCGTCGCCGCCGCCGAAGATGGACGAGAAGAAGTGCGACATGATTCTATTATCCCACAGAATTGCGAAAACCTCAACGCGCAGCCCTAGAGTGAGCGTACACGTCGTAGTCCACGTCTTTCGCCACTCGACCACGGTCGGTGTACCTCGAATGCCGCGCGTCGCGCCGGCTGACCTTGACGGCGAACGTGCAGGCCAGGGCGTCTCCGTGGTCGGGGCTCTTGATCCCGCGCCGCTCCATCTGCTTTTTCGATTCGAGCTTGGATTCCTCGCTGTCCGGTCCTACGTCGAGCGGCCCGGTCAAGTCCTTAAACAGCTGCTCGGTCGCGTCGATCGCGCCGCCCCGCAACCACTCCCGCATCTCGCCCCATATCTCGGTGCGCTTGTCGGCGTACTGCGGCTGCGAGGACGCGCTGCCGAACCACACCTCGTTGACCTTGTAGCCGCGGCTGCGCAGGATGTCGATGACCCCCGCGCCGTTGCCGGCATCGATGTTGATCGCATCAGGCTTGTACCTGTCGAACTCTGCCGCCCACCTGTCGGCCAACGCCACGTTGTCGAGGCGACTCGTCTCCAGCGGGGGCGGCACGTCGCGCCCATCGCGCCCCTGGCGCCAGCGCAGCACGGCCTTCGCGTTCCCCAGCCGGGCCGGGTCGCCGCCGGCAATCAGCGGGGCGCCCATGTCGGGGTGCACGATGCGCGTCTGCGCGTCCTTGACTGCCTGCGTGCTGATGAACTGATCCTGGCCCGTCTTGGGGAACTGCCCGAGGACTTCGGTGCGCGCCTCGTCGCTGTCGAGGCCGTACTTGTCGATGATCGCTTGCAGCACGCTATGGTCGCCGGGCACGGTGCGCGCGTCGATGTGCCGTGTGCGCCACGGGCTCTTGGCGTCGTGGAAGCTGTCGAAGAAACCGCCACTCGCACGCCGCGGGTTGCCGAAGGCAAACCAGTAGCGGAACACGCTGGCCTCGGTGAAGAATCCGGGGCACACGTTGTAGATGCTCGTGGGAATACCCGACGCCTCGTCCATCAGCAGCATCATTCCCAAGTGGTTGTGCGCACCGGCGAACGCCTCGGGGTTGTCCGCATCCCACAGCACCGCATGTACGCCGCTGTAGGCTGGGTCGATGTTGAGCTGTTCGGCGAGCAGCTTGGCGAACCACGGCTGGTACTCGATCGACAGGGCTTGCCGCTCGAACCAATGCGCGTTGATCGCGAGGGCGAACCACTTGCGCAGCTCGGGGAACGTCTTGCCCTTGAGCTGCGGCTGCGTGTTCGCCGTCACCATCACGGTCGACCCGAGGTTCACGCTTTGCATCCAGTGGCTGATGATGCCGAAGAAGGCCGACTTGCCGATACCGCGGCCCGAGGCGACTGCCTCTTGCAGCAGCTCGGGGATGAGCCCGAAGTCCCGGCGCTCCCGGTTGTAGCGTATCTGGTCGCGCACCTCGGTCAGCATCTCGCGTTGCCAGCCGCGCGGTCCCTTGTGGTGTTCGAGCGGCGTGTTGCGCTTCCCCCACGGATACACCCACTCGGCGAACGTCAGCGGGTCGTCGGCGAGTTGCTGAAGGCGCGTGATGAGCTGCTGTTCTTGCTCGGGCGGGGCGTGCTTGGCTTGCGGCTGCATCCGAATTTCCTAGCGAAAATTCCCGAAAAAATTAAGAGATTGTTCGTGACGGTCCCGCGATTGGCGGAGCGGCGGCCGAACCGCCCCCCGCCCCCACCGTCATCCCCCCGGTCAGGGCTCGCGCGGATCAGAATCGACGTCGCCCGTCGAGGGTCGCTGGCCGTCCGCATCCTTGTTTTCTGGTGTGTCACCAGATGGCGCAAGGCCGAATACGTCTTTGTATTCCAGCACTTGCGCGTCCTCTATGTCTAGCTGGTCGCGTGCTGGTCGCAGAGACAGTCTTGCATCGCGTTCGGCCATCGCAGGCCGTAGGTCGATGGTCCCTGATGCGTGCACTTCGAGCCGATCGCCGAACCTGCGCGGCGCCATCATCTTTGCGAAGTGCTGGCGGGCTTGGATGCGCACCTGTCTGCATCGCGGGTCGACGTGTATCTCGTCGGCGATGCTGTTGATTTGCTCCACGAAGTGCTCGGATTGGGCTTCGCGCGCCTGTTCATAAGCTTCCTGCGCTCCAAGCTCACCAGCCTTGAATGCGTAGAACTTGTTG